CGATTTCTGCCAGCTTGCGGTAGAAGGTGATGCGGTGCCATTCGGTGAGTTCTTTCTTCTCACCGCTGTTCTTGTCTTTCCAGCTCTCGGTCGTAGCGACGGCGACGTTGGTGACGGCTTCGCCATTCGGCATGTAACGAGTTTCAGGATCGCGGCCAAGGTTGCCGACGATGATTACTTTATTTACTGATGCCATTACGCTGCCTCTTTCATGCGGAAAAGTGCTTCTTGCTTGGCTACACGCTCGGCAAAAGCTGCCAGTTGCGGAACCATCTTGTCGATGAACTCGTCATCGCGGTGTATGCGCTTCACATACAGGTGTTTGTTGACCGGCTCCAAGTCAGGCACATACATCACGAAGTCGCACCACTTGCGCCCGGTGATCCACATGCCGCCTTGCATCTGGTGCATGTAGTCAGATACATCGCCTGTATCCAGAATGTTGGTAATGATCAAGCTGTCGACCGGAGCCTTGATTTCAATCAGGCCTACATCGCCGACGAATCCGTCAGTGCTGTAGCCGAACAAATCGTCCTCGGTAAGGACGAGTCCAGATTCGTTCGCCATTTGGCCTGTGCGTGCCTCATATGCCATACGTGCAAGACGCTCCATTTCGTGGCCGCGCTCCAAAGTCCACGCCTTCACCGGTGCGCCGTATGGCTTCTGGCTGATGCGTTCGATTGCCAGGTCTGCTGCGTACTTATCTGATGCAGCGGAGAAATCGCCTGCTTTGCGCTTTCCGGATGCCCTTGTAAGCACCGATACCGCGTCTGCGAAGCAAGAGGCAGTGATTACGCCAGCACGCGCCTGGTGCCATTCTGGTGATCCCTGTTGGCATTGGATGAACTTCATTTCTTGACTCCCTTGTTGGCGCGCGCGACGAGTGCGGCGTGAAATTGCTGGATCTTGTCCTTTGTTTCCGGCGAAAGGCTGTCCCAAGCGGTTGTAAGCGCGTCGACGCCTTCATCAGCGGCAGACTCAAGATCGGCCACCAAGCCTTCAAGTTCTGGGGGAAGCGGGCCAACTTGGGCTGTAGCTGCCTTCAATGCTGTGCCGCGCGCCGTGACTGCCGCCTTGAATGCATTGGAGGCAGATACGTCCTTTGCTTCGTTGATGGCCTTGACGCCATCTTTCCAGACCAGCTCCAGAGCGGCAGCTGTGGTGGCGGCGTTGGCCTTGGCAACCCATGTGTTAGCGAGTTCCGATAGAACAGGCTCGCCGACTTCTTGGGCGCGCAGTTCTTCCGGCAAGTCTTCGATATCTTGGGTAAAGATGTCGCTTGCAGCAGTGACGTTCAGCGTCATTGCGATCATGGCGCGCTTGCACGCCATCTTCAGAACGGTATTCGACAGGTCTGCCGCTTCAGTACGGACTTGAGTTTTCTTTGTTACGTTGTTTTGATATTTTTTAAACTTCAGCCGCCGCATTGTTTCCGGCGTCAAATCGAATTCTTCCGCGCAAACAGCTTCGCGCCATTTGTACTTTTCTTCAGCCGACGAGCATTCACCCAAACCATCACCAAGCGATATCCCAGTAACTTGATGAGTGCCGTGACATGTGATGCGATAGCGCGCGGTTAGCTCATCGCTGAGGTCTTCAATGGAGTAGCTAGGCGCGATCCGGAAAGTAACGCACAAAACTTCCGCACCAGGCTTGTACAGCGTCGGCTTCGGTGTTCCCGGAATGGTGCCGTAGTGCGTATCCTTCTTCATGATTGCCTGCATCACCTGTTGAACCAGATTGACGCGTTCGCGAATCTCGGCGACGGAGAAGCGATTCACCTCGCCGGCCACAAGGCCAGCAGTTTCGCGCTGGCGCATTTCAATGACTTCGTTTGCCATAGTCTTCTCAGTATTGGATGTAGAGGTTTGTGATCTTGTCTGCGCGGATCAACGCGACCAGTTCAGAGGCTTGCTCTGTGCTGAATCCATTCGTTACCAGATCCGAAGCGATATCGGCATGCACTTCTGCCATGTGCTGCTCGTCTTCAGCTTCCTTCTTTGCTTGTGCTGCTGCTTGCTCTTGAGCCAATACTTCATCAGCAGCATCTTGCAAGCGCTTCGCCTCGGCGTCGGCAGCGGCCTTAACTTCGGCGTCAATCTTGGCTTGTGCGGCGCGCGCGGCTTCTTCTTGCTCACGGCGCGTGGCATCGATAGCATCCTGCTGCTTCTTGAGTTCCGCGCGTTGCTCAGCCAGCTTGTCTTCCTCGATCTTGCGTTGAGCAGCAGCGGCTTCATCAGCGGCAGCACGTTGCTTAGCGAGTTCTGCACGCTCGGCTTCCAGTGCGAGGCGCGAGGCTTCTGCTACGGCCTCTTGAGCTTGGCGCTGCTTTGCCAGCTCTTCGCGTTCGGCTGCAATACGCTGTGCTTCGGCGGCTCGTGCTGCGGCTTCCTGTGCCGCCAGCTTCTCAGCATTCAGGGCTGTCTCGACAGCAGATTGCAATTGCTGCAACGCCTTGGTATGTGCGGCCAATGCTTCCGGCAGAAACTCTTCGTAGCTTTCGTCCAAAACCTCAGCCAGCAAAGATTGAATGATGCGGTCAATGCCGACCGATGGCAGACCGACGGCGGTGAGCGGAGCATTTGCGATGAAAGCAATACGGGCCTTGATTGCGTCGATGCGCGCACGCTCGGCAGCGATCTTGGCTTCACGCTCTGCCTGCACCTTGGCGTCGTAGCCATCGCGCAGTTCCAGCAGGCGCTTTTCTTCCGGCTCGATGATATCGACCAGGCGGTTTTCTTCGGCGATTACCGCTTTCTGAAACGCTGTAGCATCCTCACGCGCTGCCTTTGCCGTCTTCTGGATGGCAACACGGTTGCTCTTGAGCGTCATTGCGGCGCCGTGGACTTGGTCACGGCTTGTTCCATCAGTCACGGCGACGATATCGGCATGCTTCTTGGCGAGCGCCTTGAGGCTCAGTTCCAACTCGGAGCTACCCAAAGCAACGGCAGCACGCTGAGGCAGGCTAAGTTCAGTCTTTGGCTTTTCTGCGACTTCCATCTCATTTCCTTTCAGTTTGCGTTACCGGCATCCCGGTCATATATTCAGCTTTGCTCAGCAGCTCCGGCCATTTGTCGCCGATGCGCTTTGCCATCTTTGCTTCGCTGGCTGCGGCAGCGTTCTTGCGTTCTTCGATGCCCTTCATTGCGCCTAGGCCGTATGCAACTCCAAGCGCAGCAATCCAGATCAGGGCAACGCGGCGTGCGCGGCGGAAGAGGAAGCGGGTGTAGGGCTTCATTTGGCGGCTCCAGCAACTTGAATGTCATCGGCGCAGGCGAAGTACACGAACGGCGTTGCAATGCCAGCTACGTACACCGAAAGAAGGATCAAGATGATTGCAATCGTCTTCATGGCAGCACCATCAAGGCAAAATCAAGCAGGTAGTCGACGGTCGACATCAGAACGAGAACAGCTGAAACAAGAGCGCTTTGCATTTTTCTTCTCTCCCTATAAATTGAAGTTGGCAGACCGGGCTACCTTCACCGCTACGTACTGAGTCAGCCGTGGGCTTGTCCTTTAAACGGATCGGGTACTAGCCGATCAGATCCAGTCATGCGGTTGCCAACATCTCATCCCACTCCGTCACAGAGTTTGCGATCCAGCATGCTGGTGCTCAAAGGATGAGATATTGGCCCTCCGCACTATCGCGGCGGAGGTTTACGTTTGTTATGCGCGTGGTCGCTTGTCCATATGGCCTCCATATAAAGTTGCGGCCTTTTCGGCTGAGGCCGTTTCGCCAAAATAACTGTCAACACGACTGAGGGCTTCGGCCCCATGACACCGGAATTACTTCCGGATACGATTGAGCGAGGCGGTTACAACTGAAATCCTCAGACGTGTTGCCATTCTTTCGAATGGTCACGTGCAGTTTCTGATCTGGTGTGTCGAATGACGGCCAGATGACGTATGCTGCCAAAGGTGCCGGACACTGATTCCGGCTTGCGCTTCGAACCTCTCGGTCTAGGCCAGTGTTTGGTTTGCGTATTGGCAGGTCATTCGTCAGTCTCTTCGTCATCGTCCTCAATCGAGTCCGAAATCTGATTGTTGAGACGACCGCAGTCTTGGCATTCGGTGTGAGTCAGGTTTGACCATGGGCCTTTCCAGATTACGTAGCCGCCGCAAGTTGCGCAGATCATCTCGCTCTCCATCTATCAGGTAGGGTTAGGCAAAACGCACCATGAATCGGCGCGACTGGGCTGACTGATATGTTTCACCGCCAGTACGTTGCGCAGAAGCTTCCGCTTGTTTTGCGTTAGCGAACACACGTGGCATACCGCCTTTGCAGAGATGAAGAACGCCATTGCGCAACGGCTCTTTTGTTTCTTCTTTGGCCAACTTCGCTTTGTATGCGTCGATCTGTGCATCGATGTTTCCGCGCTTAGCCAGCGGCACGTTCAGAATTCCGTGATCCATCTCCATCTCCATCTATCTAGTTGCGCGGTGCTTTGCGTTTGGTGTATTACTGGACGCGCAGCAGTTCAACTGTGTCGCCCTTGATGCTGGAGATATGCCCCCCCTTGCCCCAAGAAGCACTTGCATGAGAGGCAATAGCGCCGCGAAGATTGGACACAGGCATTCCATCGACTGGCTTGAATTCGGCGACGTCGCCAACATTCATTGCAGCCATCTTTTCGTGATAAATGGATTTGTATTTGATGCCAGTCTTCTTGTAGCTACCAACGGGCTTGGTTTCCAGATCGCCAAATTCCTGGCCATCTGGCGCGACGATTTTGTAGTGCACGCCAGCTGCGTTAAGCAGGACAACTGCGCGTTCGATTGCGATATTTTTTGTACTCATGCTCAACTCCATCTGGTTATTGGTTGCGATTTGTGTATTTCGCTTGGTGTGATTGAAGTATCGGACAACCGATAAATGAAGTCAAGCGGTATTCCGATATTTTTTAAAAAATATTTTGCATGGCATATTTTCTGCCGGTGAAATTCGCTAGATCGTTAAGAGATGAGCAATATCAATAACCGATGAAAAATTTCATGGTTTTTCGATTTTAATTGATTTAGACTGTACGTAAACACAGTACTACTTTCGTTCCCCAAAAGGCATCATGCTTTGAACCACGCAAGTAGTGGGTCTTTGCTTATTTTGATAATTCGAAGGGGAGGAAGACGGTATGCAGAAGAGACAAGAAAGCGAACTTATTACAGCTTTCAGGGGGATGTCGGCATCAGATAGGAATATGCTGCTGATGCTGGCTAAGGACAGGGCGGCACACCATCATGAATATCGTGCGCCTCTCAAGCTAGTCGCGGGTACTGGTGCTGCGCTTTCTTCCGGAAGCCTTTTCAGCATTGATGGCCGCCGTAAGAATAAATGATTTGCCGTTAGCCGATGCCTGGGAGAATAGCTCAAGAAGCCTGATGGCGTCATTGAGTTCTTGATTCTCAGGTGCCGGTATGGGAAGGACTGTAGCCACTCTGGGAGGAGCAGCCTCAACATCCTTTCCAAGCATCTCGCCTCTCCCAGTTGCAAGCCAATTGGGGTTCACAGAATAAATCTCTGCCAACTGAGCAGTGAAAGTCGAACCCTGACCTTCCATTTCCAATTCCCCAAGCGTTGACTGCGCCATTCCTGCGCGCTTTGCCGCAACTTCTTGCGTGAGTTTGGCGTGTTTTCTTGCCTGTACCAAGCGCAATCCAAACGCTGATCGACCTTTCGTATTCATGGTTTGCAGTCTACCGATAATCTTAAACGGTATTCCGCTTGACTAATATCGGGTGACCGATAATAATGTGGATCATGAACTGGACAAAACTTCTTTCCGAGATCTTCGAGGCCGGGAAAACTCAGGTTGCTGTTGCTGAGTATTGCGGCTGCGGTCAATCGACTATTAGCGAATTGGCGCGAGGTGTCACGACGTCTCCCAATTTTGAACTTGGTCAGAAGCTGGTCGCACTTCATAAGAGTACGAAGCGCCGACGCTCTGTCGCTTAATTTTGTCGTGTCATGAGTTTCCATGACTGAACTTTAGCCGCACTGCATCAATTGCGCATCAGGAATAAAAAAAGGATTTTCCCCATGACCTACAAATACGGCGACACCGACCAGCACGACTGCCTGTACAACGCGGCGCGCGCTTATCCAGGCGGTATTCCTGCACTTGCACATCGCATGGAGATGAATCCAAAGCTGCTTTATAAAAAGCTGTCGCCGATGGAGAGGGCAAATAATTCCAGCTTTGAGGATGCCGCCGTCGTCATGGAGCTGTGCAACAGTTCTGGCGTTCCTGACGCGCTCTCGGCTTTGCATGCGATGGCGTACCGCTTGGGCCTTGTTTGCATTCCAATTCCAGACGCGGACGGCGGCGACATCAGCGAGGAAGAAATCCAGCGCGTCGTGTTCCGTGCGATGTCGCAATTTGGTGCCGCAGTGTCTGCATCCACCGACGCACTGATTGACGGGCATCTATCCGAAAGCGAAATGCAGGAAATCGAGCCGAAGATTCGTGCGCTTCTGCCCACGATTCACGATTGGCTTCATCGTCTGCGCGTTCGCGCCAAGTCTGACTCTGGAAAGCTTCTCAAGCGAATCATGCGCAAGGAGCCAGCGTGATGGATACCCTCCCTCTTTGCTTCCTCCTGGCTGGCGTAATTCTATTTCTGATTGCGTGGTTCGCATGAGCGCGATGAATATCGGTACCGACGTAATTATTCATTATGCCGACAGCATCGAGGCAATGCGCTGCCTTCCTGATTCATCGGTGGATATGATCCTGGCCGATCTGCCATACGGCACAACCGAATGTGCATGGGATAGCGTCATTCCGCTGGCCCCGTTGTGGGAACAGTACTGCCGCGTTGCCAAGGAAGATGCCGCGATAGTACTGACCGCGATGCAGCCGTTTACCTCTGCGCTGGTGTCGAGCAGGCCGGAGCTTTTCCGCTATGAGTGGATCTGGGAGAAAGGGAACGCAACCGGTTTTCTGAACGCCAGAAAGCAGCCGCTGCGCGCCCATGAATCAGTACTTGTGTTCTACCGCAAGCAACCAGTCTACAACCCACAGATGACTAGCGGCCACAAGCGCCAGAAGACTAAGCGACGCGCGGTGAATTCCGAATGCTACGGCAAAGCTATGGTGAACACAGAATACGATTCAACGGATCGCTATCCACGCACCGTTCAATTCTTTTCCAGCGATAAACAGTTCGCCAGCTATCACCCAACACAAAAGCCGGTCGAGCTGATGAAATTTCTTATCAGTACTTATACATGCCCTGGTCAGACGGTACTCGACAACACAATGGGCAGCGGCACCACCGGCGTCGCCTGCATCCAGACGGGCCGCAAGTTTATCGGGATCGACTCGCACTATCCATATGTGGATATCGCCTGCAACCGAATTAAGGACGCCATCAAGGCCGGTTTCCAGCAGGAGATATTTGCATGAGCGCGCTTTTGGTCAACAGTGCCGAATCATTCCAGCATGCAATGGGCGTCATCCGTGAGGAATTCGGCGCGCATCGCTATTTGAAGATCAACCTTAAAACAGGGAAAGATCGTTCACTGGATCAGAACGCAACAATTCACTGCTGGTATGAACAGCTTGCGCGCGAGCTGCGCGAGGACGACGCGCTGGGGTGGAAGTGCTTCTGCAAACTGCATTTCGGCGTGCCTATTCTGCGCGCTGAAGATGAAGAATACCGCGCTGCCTATGACGGATCAATCAAGGGAATGACCTATGAGCGCAAGCTTGTAGCGATGAAACATTGGCCGGTCACATCGCTGATGACAACCCGGCAGCTGAGCGCTTTTGCTGAAGCCATGCAGGCACATTTTCTGCCGCTCGGTGTCCGGCTCGAGTTTCAGGAGCCGAAATGACTTCATTCCTCCGCACCCGCCGCAAGGCTATCCGTGCCCATGAACTTGCTCACTTCAAGCGCGTTGCCGCACTCCCATGCGCTGAGTGCGGTATCGAAGGCTATAGCCAGTGTGCCCACTCCAACCGCTCAATCGACGGCAAGGGCCTCGGCCTCAAGGCGCACTACCTGAACACATTCCCGCTGTGCTGCACGCGCCCAGGTGAATACGGCTGCCACGCAAAACACGACCGTCTGATCGGCGTATCGAAGGCTGAGGCCGACGAGCGCACGGTGCGCTATATCGCGGACACGCATAAGAAATTGGAGATCTCCAATGGCTGAGAGCCAAATTGAAGCCGTGTTCGCCATGCACTGCCGCGCCGAGAAGCTGGCGCCGGTGCGCGAATTCAAGTTTCACCCGACACGTAAATGGCGTTTTGACTTCGCTTTTCCTGATCGCATGATCGCGGTCGAGTGTGAGGGTGGCGTATGGACTCAAGGCCGGCATACACGCGGATCGGGCTATATCGCCGACTTGGAGAAATACAACGAAGCGCAGCGCCTTGGCTGGTCGATCTTTCGATTCCACGGTGGCGCGGTGATGAATGGCGAGGCGATCCGCTTCGTCAAGGCAGTCTTAAATACGAAGGCAGGCGAGTAATGGCACGCGCACGCAACATCAAGCCGTCTTTCTTCCAGAATGAGGAATTGGGCGAACTATCCCCAATCACTCGCCTAGCCTTCATTGGCATGTGGACGATCGCAGATTACAAGGGCTGTATCGAGTTCCGCCCGAAGCGTTTGAAGGTGCAGTTGATGCCTTACGACGATTGCGATTTCGAAAAGATCGCGAGTGATCTGGATAAATCTGGATTAATCGCGATTTATACCGTAGCAGGACAGCGCTACATCAAAATCATCAAGTTCGAGCAGCACCAGAACCCGCACAAGAACGAGCGGGAGTCCGGCAGTGATATTCCTGACTTCGACCAAGCATCCAGTATTGGCGCGGGTTCTAGCGGTATCCAGAACAATCCAGATAAAAACGGAACTGCTCCGGCTGATTCCCCCTTCCTGAAACCCTCTTCATTGAATCCTGATTCCGGATTGCAGGGGAGTGCGGCGCAAGCGCCTGCTCCGGCTGCGCCGAAGCGAACACGCAAATCCGCAACCACTCCTTTGCCTGACGGCTTTTGCATTTCGGAACAGGTCCAAGCCTGGGCTACGAACAACCGAGTGCAGAACCTGGATCGCCACTTCGCATCGTTCATCGACAAGGTGAAGGCCAAGGGCTACGTCTATGCCGACTGGGACGCTGCCTTGCGCAACGCCATTAGCGACGACTGGGCGAAGCTGGGGCAGCAGCAACAGGCGCATGGATCGTCGGCGCCCGGATCGCAACTCGGCAAGGCGGGGCAGGCAACAGCAGCAGCGGCACAACAATGGCTGGAGGGATCGAATGCATGACACGGACAAAACTCGATTTGCGACGCTGCTGACCGGCATCGCGGACTACTACGGCAAGACGCTGGCGCCGGCAGTCATTGGGCTGTACTGGCAGGGCTTGAAGCAGTACGACATCCAGGCCGTCGAGAAAGCGTTGTGGGAACACACGCAGAACCCGGACAACGGGCAGTTTATGCCGAAGATTGCTGACGTCACGCGGAACCTGCAGGGCAGGACGGTCGATCAGGCCGCGATCGCTTGGTCCAAGGTCGATTCTGCGCTGCGCCGCATCGGGACGTATCAGGACGTCGTGTTTGACGACCCAATCGTGCATCGGGTGATCGCGGATATGGGCGGCTGGATCAATTTCGGCACGATCACCGAGGACGAGTGGCAGTTCACAGGAAACCAGTTCCGCACGCGCTATCAGGGCTACCGGATGCGCGGCGAGGTTCCTGAGTACCAGCCTGTCCTGACCGGCATCGCCAACGCGCACAACGGCAAGGAAGGTTTCAGCATGCAGAAACCGATCCTGATCGGCAACGAGACAAAGGCTAAGCAGGTGCAACTCGGCGGAACGAACGCTCCGCTGATCGAGATGCGGCAAGCCTCAGATCTCGCACCGGAAGAAGCATTCAAGCGTATCGAAGCAGCATAAACCAAGCAGCACCAACCACAGGAGAAGTGAAATGAATGATCCAGCCCAAAGTAATGAAAGCGGAAATGTAAAAGGCGATTTCAGTTTTGCATTGGCGTGGCTAAAAGCCGGTGTGAAACTCGCACGTGCAGGCTGGAATGGCAAAGGCATGTTTGTCTACCACGTTCCAGCAGCATCCTACCCGGTGCAGACGGGTGCGGCCAAGTCCCACTTCGGCGAAGGCTCACTGGTGCCTTACAACGCGTATCTGGCGATCAAGAACGTGGACAACACGGTCAGCACTTGGGTACCAGGCGTCAATGATGTTCTCGCCGAGGACTGGATAGTAGTGTAACGCCGCCGCCCGGTTCGCCGGGCAGCAAGGGAGATTGAAATGCCAAAAAAGAAAGTAACCGAAGCGATGCTGGTTGAAGCCCTGAGCGACGGCGAGGACTACACCGTGCAAGGGCTGTCCAAGTCGTTCGGCTGCTCGCCCAAGACGATCCGCGATCTGTTTATCTGGCTGATCGACCGCGGCGTGGTGCTTCGTCTGAATGCTGGGCCGTCGAAAGTGTACCGGCTGAATCCTGATTACGTAGAGCCAACACCGCAAGCCGGGCCGCGCATTCAGGAGTTCAAGCCCCTCGGCATCTTGGACATTTCAACCTTCCAGCGCCAGTGCGAGGCGGCGCGGAACGAAGAGACGAGGATGGTTTAAATGAAGATCGTCAACAGAAAGACATTTTTGTCAATGCCGTCCGGCGTGCTGTTCAGTAAATACCATCCTTGCGTTTTTGAGGTTCCTCAGATCAAAGGCGACACATGGCCTGAGTGTGGCGACTTCTTGGTACAGGAAATCGTAGATGCCGTCGAAGGCGCAGGAAGCGATGAATTCTTCGATGCATGCCAATTGATGGAAGAAGGTGGTTCTGCTGCAGTAGATATGAACTGCATGGGCCGTGATGGCAGTTTTGACGCTGACCAACTTTTTGCTGTCTGGGAACAGGCTGATCTTGCCGCGCTGATCGCCCGTCTACAGAAATGTGTTGGTGCGCCATGAAACGCCTACTCCGAATCATCGGCATGCTGATCTGCATCGGCCTGTACTGGCTGGTAGGGCATCTGTGTTCATTGGCAGTCTGGATTGAGAAGAGGGAGGGGTGATGAGCAACCACAACGAAGAGAAGCTGAAAGAGGCGATCGCAGAGTTCGCGCCAACGGTGCAGTTGAGATGCCTTTACCACCGGCATTCACCAAATTGGTTTGAAGTCCAGCAGCTGTGGAAGGACAGCGCAGGCCAAGAAAGATGGGTTGCCATTCCATATATTCCGGCTGATGCAGCTGGAACTGGTTTCTCCGGCAATCTACTGGAGCCCTGCAAATGATCGCCATCCTCATGGGCGCCGCAATCTTCCTGATATGCCTTGGCGCGGCATTCGCGATCGTGTTTGATGAATTGATGGATTGGGAGGAATAAATGGACAAAGAGAACCTGAAAAACGTTGCGGCAATGACGAGCCTAAATCACATGATGCGCCGTGGTTATCTGGATATCACCGCAATTGATAAGGTAGCCGGTCTGATGAATATCCAAGTCAAAGGCACGGAAACGTATCAGATCCTGTCGGCGATGCACTGCGTCAACTTCTCCGAGATGCCCCATGAGATGCGCGATGCGATTCCGGAACTGATCAAGGAATTGTTGCAGATGGACGCGGCGTATCAGTTCCAGATGCCGCCGCGCGCCGGCAGTATCACCGTGGTGCATGTGGATCCAGAGAATAAGCCTGGTGGTTTTCTGCGCCGTATTGGCCTGGCATCTTAATCAGGAGGAAGCATGGGAAAGCCGTACAAATACGCAGAGGCAATCAAGGAATTTATAGATGGTGCTGAGGTCGAATACAGCAGCCCTTTTACGCCAGACGCTTGGGAGAAAGTAAATAGCTTGATGATTTTTGAGACTGTATCGTCCGGTAATTTTCGCGTAAAACCAAAGCGTGTTTATCCGAAATCAAGTTTGAAGATTCATGAGCTCCACACGATATATTCAAAGAAAGACCACATTAGCGGCCTTGCGGACGTCGCCAACGAAGCCGTTAAGCGCCATATCCAAGATCAGGAGAAAGCATGCTGAGGCGCGTCCCCAAAGAGGAATACCAGCGCTACGAACCAATCCGGCCTGACCCGGTGGGATATTGCCTCGAATGCTGGAAGTTCTACATGGGCGGCAAGGGCGTCGACAGCCTCAAGGCCAAGGTCATGAGCGGACTCGCCAGCAACCAAGACGGCTACGGGAACGACACGAACGAGGCCCAGCTTGCCCAGGATACGAAGGTCGGGGCGGTAACTGACGCGGCGATCGACTCGCTGAGCAAGCGCCAGAAGTGGGCGGTCTACAAGGTAATTGGCATAGGGCAAGTGTGGCAGTACAACTTCGCCGACCTGACGACTGAGTACAACGCAGCCAAGATAGAGCTGGCGAGAATCCTGCGTAGCAAAGAAGTCACAAGTTATTTGTTTTGACCACTTGCGGAAAATCATTCGGATTGATATTGTTCGCTTCGAAGGCGGGATTATTGCCTCCAAAATTTTGTAAAGCCTCGATTCTTCGCTGAGTCGGGGCTTTTTTGCGTTCTGAGTCTCCTCCTCCATCCTCCCGACGGACTTGCCCGCTGCCCACAAGGTCGCGGGCTTTTTTATTTCTGGACAATCCGCAAGGAATCCAACTATGTCTGAAAAATTATCAAATCCTATCAAAGGAGGTCGCGGCGGTAAGCGTGAAGGCGCAGGTCGGAAGAAGGACGTCCCGAACAAGCGCACCGCTGAGTTGCAGAAGGCCGTCGAGGAATCCGGCCAGACGCCGCTTGAGTATCTGCTGTCCGTGATGCGTGACGTCGCTGAGGAACCGCGCACGCGCCTTACTGCTGCCCAGGCTGCTGCGCCTTATGTGCATGCGAAGCTGGCGAGTATTGAAGTGTCCGGCAAGGGTGGCGGCCCGGTCGAGACTGTCACACGCGTTGAACTGGTTGGCATGAGTGGCAACAGCACGAATTGAGCTTCCACCGAAGCTGATCCAGATATTTGACGGGCCAGCAGACATTCGTGGTGCTTACGGCGGGCGGGGGTCGGCAAAGACGCGCAGCTTTGCAAAGATGGCTGCAGTTCGTGGATACATCTACGGCATGCAGGGAGTGACCGGCCAGATTGTTTGCGGTCGGCAGTTCATGAACTCGCTGGCGGATTCATCGCTGGAAGAGTGCAAGCGGGCAATCGAGGATGAGCCATTCCTCAAGGATTATTACGACGTCGGCGAGACGTACATCAAAAGCCGCGATGGCCGCATTTGGTTCACGTTTGTTGGCTTGGATCGCAACATCGCCAGCATCAAGTCAAAGGGCCGGATTCTTCTACTGTGGGTAGACGAGGCCGAGCCGGTCACAGACCAGGCTTGGAACATCGTCATCCCAACGCTACGGGAAGAGGGCGATGGCTGGAATGCAGAGCTTTGGGTGACTTGGAACCCGGCGCGCAAGACAGCCGCGGTTGAGATCCGGTTCAGGTATTCGAAAGACCCGCTGATCAAGATCGCCGAACTGAACTGGCGCGACAATCCAAAATTTCCGGCCAAGCTGGAGCGAGAAAGGCAGCGCGATTTGATCGAGCGACCTGACTCATATCCGCACGTCTGGGAGGGAGATTACGTCACCGCGATGACTGGCGCTTACTTTGCGGCCAGCATCAACGCGGCCAAGGCGGAGGGCCGCATCAGTCGTGTGGCTGCCGATCCGTTGATGAAGATTCGGCTGTTCGCTGACATCGGCGGCACCGGCGCCAAGGCTGACAACTTCGTCTTCTGGGCTGCGCAATTTATCGGAATGGAAGTACGCGCAATAAACCACTACGAGCAGCAGGGCCAGCCGATCGGCGCGCACTTGAACTGGTTGCGGTCGCAGGGCTACACGCCTGACCGGGCTGAAATCTGGTTGCCACACGATGGCGACACGCAAGACAAGGTTATCGATGTGTCATACCGGTCAGCATTTGAAGCCGCTGGCTACACGGTCACTGTCGTGCCGAATCAGGGTAAAGGTGCTGCGATGCTTCGCGTTGAAGCTGCGCGCCGGCTGTTCCCATCGATCTGGTTCGACCAAGAGAAGACGCAGCCAGGCATTGACGCGCTGGGCTGGTATCACGAAAAGCGCGATGAAACGCGTGATATCGGCCTCGGCCCTAACCACGATTGGGCATCACACAGTTCTGATGCGTTCGGCCTTATGTGCGTCTGTTACGAACCGCCAAGGACGTCGGCACCTCTGAAGTATCCAAAGATGAATTACGCATAACGGAGAGAGCATGGCGATCATGTATCCAATTGATGATGCGGTGAAAGCATCTGACTTAGTTTGCCAAACAGATGGTGAGCGCCGTGCCGATATCTGGCAGCAGAAGTTCCTACAGGCCGCCGCGGAGCGGGATGCGCTACAGACGAAGCAGAACAAGCTGCTATTCGAGGTAGCTGCCCTGAACGAAAGAATCGATAGCATGACGAAGAGCAGCGAGCGCATAGCCCTTGAACTGCAGAGCGAGAAGCTGCAAAACAAGCTGCTTGAGTGGGATCTCAAAGAAGCACTCTACCAACTCGAACAGCAAGAATAAGTACCAATTTTAGGCAACGCTGCGAAGCGCCCCGGAGAAAACATGGCAGGAATGACCGAAGACCAGCTTAAGGCAATAACCGACGCCGAGCTAAGGCAGGCTGTCGGCTATCAGTCCGGCAAGCTGGCAGACGCGCGTCAGAAGGCCTTGTACTACTACGAGGGTCTTGCAAAGGGCGATCTTTCGCCGCCAGACATCGAGGGGCGTTCGTCCGTGGTGTCGACCGAGGTGCGCAACGTCATCGAGTCCGTTCTACCTGAGCTGATGGCAAAGTTCGCATCAAGCGAGCGCGTCGTTGAGCTGGAGCCGACCAAGCAAAGCGACGAGCAAAGCGCAAAGGTCGCAACCGACTACCTGAATTATCTGTTCTACAAGAAGAATGACGGCCACAACGTGCTGCAAACGTGGTTCAAGGATGCGCTGATCTCGCGCGCCGGCATGTTGAAAGTATGGTGGGATACGCGCAACGAAGAGACGCGCGAGGAATATAAAGCGCTGTCCGACGTCGAGCTTGCCGAGATCATGGACGACGACGAGGTCGAAGTCACAGAGGTCAAACAGTACCCAGATGAGGAAGATGCCGAGAAGCGCCAGGATGCGCTGACTCAACTGCAAAAGCAGCTTGTGCAGGCGCAAACCGCATCGACACAGGGCAATCAGCAGGCGGCTCAAGCTGTCATGGCCTTGCAGCAGCAAATGCAGCAGATCATGCAGATGCCGCCCAAGATGGTGTACGACATCACATGCAAGCGGTCGAAGAAGGGTGGCAAGATCGCCATCGAAAACGTGCCGCCTGAAGAGTTTCTGATCAGCCGCAAAGCCAAGAACATCAAGGATGCGATGTTCGTCGGCCACCGCGTAATGCGCACCGTCTCCGAGTTGAAGTCGATGGGCTACAAGAACGTCGACCAGCTGACCTCGGACGACAACGGCCAGCAGTACAGCATGGAGCGCGTGGAACGTCTCTCGTTTGACGATGAGATGCCTTATGCCAACACGGATCAACCGGCACTGGATGAATCGCAACGCATCATCTGGGTGACTGAGTGCTATATCCGCTGCGACTACGACGGCGACGGGATTGCTGAACTGCGCAAGGTTGTACGCGCCGGCAACGAGATCCTAGAAAATGAAGTCGTGGACATGGCGCCGTTCGTCTACATCGTGCCTGTGATCATGCCGCATCGCTTCTTCGGCCTGTCGCTGGCTGACTTGGCGATGGAAGGCCAGAAGACGAATACGTCGATCTTGCGCGCTATGCTGGACAACCTGTATTTGCAGGTCAATGGCCGGTATTACGCGGTCGAAAATCAGGTCAATCTGGACGACTTGCTGACGTCGCGCCCTGGTGGTGTGGTTCGTGTCAAGTCGCCTGGTGCCGTTGGCCGACTCGATCAAGCGGCAGGAGACTCAGGCGATGCAATGGGCATGCTGCAGTACATGGAAGCCTTCACCGAGAAGTCGACCGGCTGGAATCGCATGTCGCAGGCTACGCCGAACGCTGACTCGTTGAACCAGACGGCTACTGCGGCGAATATCGTCACGAACAAGGCGGACATGCGCACCGACCTGATCGCGCGCAACTTCGCTTGCGGCGTGGTCGACTTGTTCAAGATGATGCTCAAGCTGGTCTGCCAGCATCAGGACGCCGCCGAAGAGGTCAAGCTGAGCGAGGAGTGGGTTGATATTGACCCGCGCGAGTGGCGTAATCAGTTCAGTTTCACGATCAACATCGGCCTCGGCACTGGCAGCAAAGACCAAATGGTTCAGCATCTGATGATGCAACTGAACGTGCAGAAGGAAGGTTTGCAGATCGGCATCACTTCGCCGGAAGGCATATATCAGTCGGCCAAGAAGCTGTCTGAGGCACTTGGGTTCAAGAACTGCGAGACGTACTGGACGGATCCTGCCAAAGCCCCGCCTAAGCCGCCAGCACCGAATCCAGACTTGGTGAAGATCCAGGCGCAGACTCAAGCGGACGCACAGAAATTCCAGGCGCAGACGCAGGTCGACATGCAGAAGCAGCAAATGGAAATGCAGATGCGCGAGAAAGAGCTGTCAATGCAGGCCAAGCTTCGCCAGCATGAGCTTGAGCTTGAGGCGCAGAAGCAGCAATTGCAGGCTCAGGCAGACATGCAGGAACGTCAGCACAAGGCCGAACTTGATGCTCAACTTGCATCGCAAAAGCTACAGTTTGATCAATGGAAAGCCAAGCTTGACTCTGAAACGCAAATCCTTGTTGCGCAGATTCGCGCTCAGTCGGTATTGAGCAAGCAGCAATCAGACGCAGCCGAAGCAGTTGAGGAAGAAGAAAACGGAGAAATGAATGGCGGCGCTTGAAAAACGCATTTACGACGGCAATCGAGCTAAGGAAGCACTCGAAAACGAGGCGCTTACCGCGGCATTCGAAGACATCGAACAGGAGTTGAAAGAGGCATGGAAAAATTCACCGGCAAGAGACGAGGCGGGGCGGGAAAAGATTTACCTGATGCTGCACATGCTGGGCAAAGTACAGGGTGCGCTCAAGACAAGCCTGGAGACGGGCATGCTGGCGTCGAAGGAACTCCAGCACCAGCAAAGCATGTTGGACCGCGTCAAAGGGATCTGGCAGGGCTGAGGGCATACCTCACCGGTCAGTCGTTCCTGATCCGCAAATAGTTTCAAAACCTCCAGCAAGGTCAACGCGACCGCAGTGATGCGCCGCTTTCAGGGGCTGGCTACCCTGAGAATCGATAAAGGACAATCACGTGAGTGAATCCGATTCTTCAGCACTTGACGTAAACAGTGCAGCAGCAATTTTTGCCTCTCAGATGGAGCCTGCAGAAGCGGCGCCGGAGAAAGAGGTAAAGCAACCTGAAGCCGAAGCGCCGGAAGCGCAAGCAACCGAAGCAGAGGCTGAGGAAGAGCCGGAAGATGCAGAAGGCAATCCAGAGGAAGAGCCGCAGAAGTTCACCATCAAAGTTGATGGCAAGGACGTCGAGCTTACTGAATCTGAAATTGCCGAGCATTACAAATCCGGCTTGCGTCAAAGCGACTACACCAAGAAGACGATGGAAGTCGCAGAGGCGCGTAAAGCTGCCGAAGCGGAAACGCAGAAGGCGCAGCAAGAACGTACTCAGTACGCGCAGAAGCTCCACAGCCAGGAAACGCTGTTACATGCAGTCCTGCAGGAGCAATCACAGACCAATTGGCAGGAGTTGCTTGCCAATGACCCGGTCGAGTATTTGCAACAAAAGCACCTCTATGATCAGAGACAAGCAGCGTTGCAAAGCATTCACCAGGAAAAAGCGCAACTCGTGCAGCAACACCAGGCCGAGCAAAAGCAGGCTTATGACCGATTCGTAGCGCAACAGCGAGAAGAACTCATCGCCAAGTTGCCAGAATGGGCCGACCCTGTGAAATCGAAGGCCGAACAAACCGCAGTTACCGAATTCCTGAAAGGTAACGGTTTTTCTGCGGAGGAAATCGACAGCATCGTTGATGCAAGGCACGTCGTCGTTGCGCGTAAGGCCATGCTTTACGACAAGATGATGGAAAAAGCTCAGGCCGCCGCGAAGAAGGTATCAACCCTTCCGCAGAAGGTCGAGAAGCCGGGCGTCAGCGAAACCCGAACGCTGGACAAGCGATCGTCTGCCTTCCAGAAGCTCAGTAAGAGTGGAAGCATTGACGACGCCGCAGCAGTGTTTCGTGGCCTCCTTTAATCCTTAATGCCGAGAGGCACTGGAGAAATAAATGACCGCACCAACCAATACCTACCTGACCACCGCCGCGATTGGTAACCGCGAAGACCTGACCGACACCATCTACCGTATCTCGCCGACCGCGACACCGTTCATTTCGATGGCGTCCAAGGGAAAAGCGACGAACACGCTGCACGAATGGCAAACTCAGGATCTGGCCGCTGCCGTGAAAACGAATGCCCAGGCCGAAGGTGACAACGCGTCCGCCAAGACCGTGACACCGACAGTTCGCCTGAACAACCGCACGCAAATCTCGACCAAGACTGTCGTGGTTTCCGGCACTCAACAAGCGATGAACCCAGCCGGCCGCAAGGACGAACTGGCTTATCAGCTGTCCTTGGCTGCTCTGGAGCTGCGCCGCGACATGGAATCGTCTGCGACTCAGCTGGATGTCACCGCAACCGCACCGCGTCAATCGCGTGGCCTGGTCGGCTGGGTGGTTGACAACGTCAGCAACAACGGCGGCACGCTGGCTTCGTACACCGGCAATACTGGTCGTACCAAAGGCACGGCGGTCGCGTTCACAGAATCGCGCCTGAAATCTGTCCTGCAGTTGATCTTCACTGCCGGCGGCGATCCTGACATGATCCTGTTGCCACCTGGCGCCAAGCAAACCTTTTCGTCCTTCACCGGCAACGCAACCCGCTTCGATAAGTCGGAAGATGCCAAGCTGTACGCTTCGGTCGACGTCTATGTGTCGGACTTCGGCGAGCTGAAAGCCGTGCCGTCCCGCTTCCAAGATGCAAACGACGTGTTCGTTCTGCAAGCTGACAAGTGGGCCATCTCGTACCTGCGTCCGTTCCAAACGATCGAACTGGCGAAGACCGGCGATGCCGAGCAACGCGAGTTGGTCGTGGAATGGACCGTCGAAGCACGCGCTCCGAAGGCCAACGGCGCCATCTACGACGTCGCTTAATCCTAACGGATCGACATAACAGGGGCGGCTTCGGTCGCCCCGTTTCCTTTTAGGAGAAGCAACATGCCCCAAATGAAACAAATTGGCGATGGCTCGTTCGGCATCGAAGGCTCCGCTGGCGGTGATGGCGGTTTCGTCCCTGTGACGCTGAATTACCTGGCGTCGACCGTTGATTCGACGTTCTTCGTTGCTGACCGTCAGTATGTCGTAAAGGCCATTCGTGGCCGTGTCGATGTGGCAGGTACAGGTGGCGCCTGCACTGCTCAGATTCGCAAGGTTCCGAGCGGCACGGCGATCACATCCGGCACGGTTCTGCATACCGGTACTTACAACCTCGTCGGCACCGCAAACGCGGGCCAAGCGCTGACCCTGTCGACCACGGCAAGCGACTTGCTCCTGGCTGCTGGTGACGCGATTGCGTTCGACCTGACCGGTACGGCAACCTCTGCTGTCGGCAATATTACAGTCACGCTGAACCCGGCCTAAACCAACCTCCGGCCAAGCGCCGGAGGGCCTAACGCTGAGAAACGCAGGAGAATTCATGAGCAACACATTCCAAGGCGGCATTACCGTCACGGTCACCGGCATTGCGATTGCCACTTCAGGCACATCGGCGAGCGCCACGCTGCCGAATATGCAGTCTGGTGAATTGCCTCGTTATATTCGGATTGCGGCGACTGCTCCGGCCTGCGTGCGCTTGGGTAACGGCACCGTTACTGCGGTTACCACCGATTTGCAGGTTCAGCCGGGCGATGCAGTGATTCTCGCCGTTGGCAACCTGACCAAGATCGCAGCGATTCAAGTCGCTGCGGCTGGCGTCGTCCAAGTATCACCCTTGGAAAACATGTAATGGACGCACTCGATATCGGTACCAAAATCACGCTGCACGATGGTGCGATGACGGTTGAGCGGTCGCAGGACTGCACGCCGATTGCGGAGCATACGAAGGCGCTGAGCCGTGAGGGTTTCCACGGCAGCAGCGAGATGAAGCATGCTGCAAAAATTCCCTACGTCATCATCGAGCGCTATTGCAACGACCATAACATCCTGTTTTCCGAGTTCATGCAGAACAAGGAGCACATGAAACGTGTCCTGAATGATCCGGCACTGGCGGCATTCCGCATCTGGCCGGGGCGCGTATGAGCCTGACGAACTACACTGACCTGCAGGCCTCTGTTGCCAATTTCCTGCACCGGAGCGACCTGACGGCGATCATCCCCGACCTGATCACCCTGGCTGAGATTCGTATTAATGGCGACCTCGACGCGCGCCTACAGGACGTCAAAACAACCCTGACCGTGACATCCGGCGTAGACAACGTTGCGCTGCCGACAGACATCATAAACATCCGGCACCTTTCAGTGGCCTCGGCGTCGCCGATCGTGACCATGGAATATCAGTCGCCGGACACGTTGGTGACGAAGCACCCATACGGAACTGTTGGCGTTCCGCACGCCTATTCCGTTATCGGGACGTCGGCCTACATGGCGCCGATCCCCGACGCAAACTACACGCTCAATCTGATTTATAAGGGCCGCGTGCCGAGCTTGTCTGCTGCCGGCACTACGTGGCTAATGACCAATTACCCGCATGTCTACCTCTACGGCGCACTTTGTGAGTCAGCTCCTTACCTGAAAGACGATGCGCGCATCCCAGTTTGGGAAAGCAAATACCAAGAGGCGATTGACACTGTGAATAGCCAAGACTGGTATTCCGGATCAACCATGCGGGTGAGGGCCGGCTGATGTATCAGCAGATTTCCGGCTTCGCGCCCGACCTAGATCCGACTACAGCCGGCATCATGACTGCCGTAACAAATATGGTTCCGACCATGCGCGGTTACGCTGGCGCACCGACAGCGCAAAGCGTGGGCCTGTCGGCACTGGCAACTGCAGCGTCAGCAGCAGCTGTCTGCACGAAGTTGGACAGCACCAAGCGCATCTTCGCAGGCACAGCGACGAAACTATGGGAAGCGACAAGCGGATCATGGGTAGATGTATCACGCGCAGCCGGAGGCGCATACAACGCTGCTGCGACGCGTTGGCGCTTCTCTCAGTTTGGTGACGCTTCTCTTGCGGTACAAAAAAGCGACTTGCTGCAACGTTCGACATCTGGCGCATTCGCAGATGTGGCTGGCGCGCCAAAGGCATCATGCATCACCACATCGTCCGGATTTGTGATGCTGGCCGACACGCTGGAAGGTACGTTCGGGGATTCTCCAGACCGTTGGTGGTGCAGTGGCGTGTTCGATGAGACGGCATGGACGCCATCGCTGACAACGCAGTGCACATCCGGGCGCTTGGTCGATACGCCCGGCAAGATTACCGGCCTGGCGAACCTCGGCACGAACATCATCGCCTACAAAGACCGATCAATGTACATCGGCGCCTACGTGGGCGCCCCTACAGTCTGGCAGTTCCAGTCAATCCCGGGTGAGATAGGCGCGCCGTCGCAGGAAGCGATCGTCAACATCAAGACGGCCCATGTGTTCATGGGCTATGAGGATTTTTACATGTTCGACGGTTCCCGGCCTGTTCCTATTGGCGCCGAGATCCGCAAGTGGTTCTTTCAGTCGCGCCTAGACCCAGCGTACCGGTACAACGTGATTGGCACGCATGATCGAAACAATGGCTGTGTATGGTTCTTCTATCCAACTGTCGGCTCTAACGGTGCGCTCACCGACGCCATCGTCTACAACTACCGAGTGAACAAGTGGGGCGCCACGACGCAATCTATACAGTGCGCGCTGGAATACTATTCGCCATCAATCACCTATGACGGACTGGGAACGCTGTATTCGACATGGGATTCGCTGCCAAATATCAGCTATGAATCGCCGTTTTGGACGTCGACCATTCCAGTTCTCGCGGTGATTGGCACTGACAATATTGTGCGATCGATCTCCGGCATCTGCGGTGCTTCGTCGCTGACACTATTCGACATGGGAGACGACGAGCTTTACACAACGGCGACAAAAGTCAGGCTGAGACACGCTGTGTCTCCAACAACTGCAACTATGACGCATCTGCGCACCGATGTTGAAGGTACGGCGTTTGTGGCAGACCAGACCAGCAATGAGGCGGCGGGCAAGTTTGACGTGCTGTCTTCTGCGCGCTGGCATCGTCTGAAATTTGATTTCACCGGTGACCATGAAGAACTTGGCGTGTCGGTGACATACGCAGGAAACGGGACTTTCTGATGAAGATCCAAGTCGATCCGAACCTCCCTATTGTTGGGAATGATCAGCCGCAATACATCAAAGATTTGTCGTTTAAGTTGACAAACCTGCTTCGCGCTATCGCTGCACAAGTCAATGGAATATCGGAAGGCACACAGGCATTTTTCTACACCGCACGTGTTTCCGTTCCGACCACTGGAACATGGGCAGTTGGAGATTTCGTGCTGAACAGCGCCCCAGCAGAAACCGGCACAGCTGGATCAAAGTACATCGTCCATGGATGGCGTTGCGTGGCTGGCGGGACGCCTGGAACATGGTTGCAATGCCGTTTTTTGACGGGTAACTGATGAAGCTGATTCCAATCCCATCGCATCACACAGATGCAGCATGGAAGGACGGGGCAAATTCGCTGTCTGAGTCTTGCGCCGAGGAATGCACGATAGATCAACTAAAGATGCTGATTTCACGCGGCGAGAGGCAACTTGTCAGGATGGATAGTGATGAAGGGAAAGTCGGCTGGGCAGTCTTTCGCGTTGATGCGCTCCCTAATTTCCGCGTCATGCATGTGACAAACCTCGTCGCACACAACGCGCATTTTGAGCAGTTCTTTGGATCCGTGAAGAATCTAGCCGCAGATCTCGGATGCTCTCGGGTGCGTTGCTGCGCAAAACTAGCGCAGGCGCGATTGTATGAAATGAAACTTGGCTTTGCGCCTATTTACACAACATTAGAGGTAATCCTATGAGCGATGGCGGCGGTGGTCGCGATCAAACCAGCACGACAACACAGAGTATCCCCGACGAACTTAAGCCGCTTGCAACGGCCTATACGAACAAGGCGATCAATCTAAGCAACACTGGGTACGATCAATACAATGGTCAGCGCTATGCTGATATGAATACCATCCAGAATGATGCGATTGGGAAGATTCAAAATCGTGCAGATAATGGCTCTGCGACGATGAACAATGCCGAAAACAACCTGAATGGCATGATTAGCGGCGGGGCGACCAACCCATATCTCGACAAGGCAGTCCAAAAGGCACAAGACAGCGTGACGTCGAATTTCAACACGGCGGCAGTCAACTCAGGCTCGTTCGGTAATACGGGGACACAGGCTCAGTACGCTAAGAATCTTGATGACACCGCTTCCCAGATGTACGGTGCCGCATACGATTCTGACCGTAGTCGCCAACTACAAGCAATCCAAACAGCGCCAACATTCGGCAATCAAGCTTACACCGACGCCGCGCAATTGATGGGCGCCGGCCAGACGCTACAGGATCAATCGCAACAAAATCTTGACTATGGCTACAGTCAGTATCAAGACCAGCAGAATTTGCCATACAAGCAACTCGCCGCTATGTCAGGGGTGTTTGGGTCAAATCTAGGTGCTAGCTCGACAACGCAAAGCACCGGCGGCGGAGGAAAGTAACCATGAGTTTTTTAGGCGATGTAGGCAGCTTTGAATCATTTAACCTTGGCGAGATGCTCAACAAGCTCGGGAAAGATCCTGAGCGCGCGTTTATCGGCGCCGGCGACCCATTCAGTTCAAGTGTATGGGGGTCAATCCTCGGCAAGGACTACGAGCCGATCGTGGATCAATACGGCGGCGCTTCCTCCGACACCTACGACAAAGCGAAGGCAGCCGGCATCAACACGGGCCCAGGTGCAACCATGCACGGCATTGCTCGCGCCATCACATCAGCGTTTGCTGGTGGTGCTGGCGCTGGTGCTTTAGGTGGGGGCGCAAGTGCTGCGGGCGGCGCTGCTGGCGGAGTATCGGGTGGCACAGGGCTGACAACTGCAGGCGCTGGCGCAGCCGAAGGAATGGGCGGAGGCACAGGCTTGCTATCAAGCTCCGCAGGTGAAGGGCTGCAGGCTGGTGCAGGAGCCGGATCATCGCTCTATCCGGGCATGGCCGCAGCAGCACCTGCAAGCTCTCCATTCAGCACGGCGATGGGGTACGCGAAGCAGGGCAGTAACGCGATGCAGGCCGCATCTATGGCAAAAGGCCTGCTTAGCTCACAACCGTCTCATGTGCAACCGTCGCCGATTTATCAAGGTCAGAACGGATCAACTGCACTGCAGCAGCTTGCCGCGCAGAACCAGCAAACGACTGACCAAGAACTTGCTCAGGCCGCGCAGCAACGTATGGCGCGCCGTCAAATGTACCGTGGAGGCATGTAATGGGCTTGCTTGATGATTTCTCCGAGTTTGCGAAGACCCCGGAAGGGCAGGGCTTGCTGTCTGCCGCATTCGGCGGTTTAGCTGGCGCCCGACGCAATGCCGGGCCGCTCAATACGATCGGTATGGCTGGCTTGTCAGGCCTGAATGGCTACAGCAGCGCACAAGACCAGCAGCAACGCCTCAAGAGCGCATCCCTTGCCAACACCATGACGCAGATGCAGGTCGACCAGATGAAACGGCAGCAGGATCAGCAAAACTACATCGATCAGGCTGCGCAAAATGCTTACAAACCGGCGATGACTGCAGATCAGAACGCCATGGCGCAAGTAGCGAAGGCTGGCGGCCCTGTTGGGCCTACGGTTCAGGCTGCGAGCATGGCGCCAACTACCGCTGCAACGCCGGGCGGCATGGACTCGCAGGCGCTCATCAGCGCGATTGCTGCGAAGTACCCTATGGTCGCACTCGATATGCAACAGAAGGCCAAGCAAGCCGGCCGCGTGACATTGAAGAAAGACGATATCGTCTATGACGAGGCTACTGGGAAGCCAATCTATAGCAATCCTGTTCCAGACCTGCAGTATGTGCCAGGCACCGGTTATAAGCCTGATCTGATTTTCGACAAAGCCAGTGGGAAAATCGTATCGCCAGGAGCCACCGGTAACGGATCGCCATCGATGCAGCCAAATCCTACAGGCCAACCTGATATGTCAGGCGGTGGGCCGCCGCCTAATTCTCCAAATGCACCGCGCGCGCCATGGGCCGGCATGCCGCCAGAGCAAGCCGACCAGATGCGCAAGTCAACGTATGAGGCAGAGGACAAGAAGCTGCAAGATCTGCGTGATTCGGTAGCCAAAGGCCGTAAGACGCTTTCCGCTTTGGAGCGCTTCGGTACGCTGAATCAGCAAAGCGCTACCGGTACTATCGCAGACAAGATGCTTCCTGACAGCATGACATTTGATCCCGGTAAGCAAGAGATGGTATCGATCCAGAGTGCGCTTGCGCCGACTATGCGAGCTACTGGAAGTGGATCTTCGTCGGATACCGATGTGCGCCTGATGAAGTCCGGGCTGCCCAGCATTGACAAGACTGGCGACGTCAATATGGCGATCCGCAACAACTACAAAAATCAGCTCAATTCAGACGCTCAGGAACTGGCATTCAAGGAAAAATATCTGTCGCAATATGGGCATCTTAATGGCGCTGATCAGGCATATCAACAAGCTTTGCAGGGCGGCCAGGGAGCCCCAACTCAGCAACAATCCGCTCCTGTGCAGGTTACTCCAACGGCCAAGATGCTTAATGCTCAGCAACGTGCTGCACTTGATCTCATCATCAAAGATGGCAACCCCCAGTTGCTGGACAGCGCACGCAAGAAAGGCTGGATCAAATGAACTATGGCGATCTGGAGGCTCAATACAGCCTGCCAAACGGCATTCTCAGCTCTATCCGCAGCACGGAGTCGGCGAACGGGAAGAATTTGCTCTCTGATGCCGGCGCATTGGGTGATTTTCAGTTTATGCCGTCGACTGCTAAGGCATACGGCATCAATCCGCTCGATCCGGCTCAGGCGGCTGATGGTGCGGCGCGGATGCTCGCGGACCTTGGCCGCCAATACAAGGGCAACTGGCCGGCAGTCGTGGCGCACTACAACGGCGGCAGTGCAGCAGGTAAAGCGGTGATGAATGGTCAGGCACCGCCAGCCGCTGAAACGCAAGCCTATATCCCAAAGGTGATGGCTGGCGTGAGTAAATCTGCACCAATGAGCGTGCAGGATGCCGCAAATGTTCTCGGCATTGCGCCAAAGGCTCAACAAGCTGCTGCGCCAAATCAGCAATCCGTACAGGATGCAGCGAAATTACTTGGATTGGATGCCTCAGCGCCGGTGCAGCCTGAAAAGGGATTTGGCGCGCAATTGAGCGATACTTTGGCAGACGTCCCGCGCCAAGTAGGTTTGACTGCGCGCTACGGCTTACAAGGCGTCGGCGGCATTCTTGATGCAGCATCATCGCCGATTCGTGCCGGACTGAATGCGCTTGGCATGAATATTCAGGGTGGTAGCGGGCAAGTTTTAGCTGATACGATCGGACTTCCAAAGCCAAAGAATGACCTTGAAAAAGTTGTCGGCAGCGCGAGTGAGCTTGTGGCCGGGGGAGCCGTTCCAGTAGCACTGGCTGCTAAAGCTGTTCCCTTGACCACTGGCGCAACACAAGGCGTCATGCGTATGCTGGCCGCAAATCCGGGCGCTCAGGCTGCATCGAACGCTGCCGCAGGCGCTGCAGGCGAATACACGAAGCAAACTGGAGGCGGTGAAGGTGCGCAAATGGCGGCATCTTTGGCTGCTGGATTGCTGGCTCCCGCTGCATTGGCCGGCGGCCAGAAAGCCGTAAGCGCATTGAAGAATGCAGTGACCCCCGCGCGTAGTAACCAGGCTATTGATGTGACGATCCAGAATCTCATCGACAACGGAGATTATGGAATTCAATACGCTGATATCGGGAACCGCGTTAAACAGCAATTGCGCAATGATATTGGCTCCGCCATGAACAACGGAACTCTTGATAGTGATGCGGCACGCCGATTGATAGACTATCGTCTTGTCGGCGCGACTCCTACACGCGGTTCATTGACGCTTAACCCCGTACAAATCACGCAAGAAAAAAACTTGGCAAAAATAGGAGCAAATTCCACTGACGCAACTTTGCAAGGTCTTGCTGGTGTGCAAAATGAAAATAATGCGACCTTCATTAACCGTCTGAATGATCTTGGCGCCAATACTCCGCAGACGCAATATGATGCTGGCGGCAGAATCTTGGCGGCACTCGACAACACTGACCAAGCTGCGCGTAGTGCTATCTCAGATGCGTACAGCCGTGCGCGTGACTCTGCTGGGCGTAGTGCCAATCTTGATCCTTCCGCGTTCACGCAACGCGCTGGTAATCTTTTGAACCAGGCAAATGCAGAAAGCTTCCTCCCTACCGATATTCGCAACACACTGAACCGCATTGCGCAAGGACAAATGCCCTTGAACGTAGAAATTGCGGAGCAGCTGAAAACGAACATTGGTCGCATTCAACGGGCAAGTGCAGATGGTAATGTTCGCCATTCTCTTGGCTTGGTTCGTCAGGCGTTAGACGAGACGCCTCTGATGAGCCAACGTGCGCCACAGCCTGTGCCGAATCAAGCAGCAGGGACAGGTATAATGACGCGTAGGCCAGGCGAATTAAACGCTCTGGCAGTGCCAGCGCAAAGCATCGGACAAGATGCAATTGATGCATTCAATCAGGCGCGAAACCTAAATCGCACATACATGCAGCAGGTAGAAGGCACTCCTGCGTTGCAGGCATTGCGTGATGGGGTGCAGCCAGATAAGTTCGTGCAGAACTTCATAATCGGTCAAGGTGGGCGTGCGAATGTAGCAGATTTGCAGGCTTTGCGCGCCGCCGTACAGCAAGACCCTGGCGCATTGCAAACAATCCGTGGGCAGATCGCGAAATACTTGAAAGAGCAGTCAATCAGCGGTAAGGCTGACGAGGTCGGCAAAGTCAGCTCGTCTTCACTGAATAAGGCCATTGCTAATATCGGCGATCAAAAACTGGGGATGTTCTTTTCGCCGGAGGAAGTGGCGCAACTGAAATCGCTTGGCAGAGTGTCGAGCTATGAGCAGTTTCAGCCCGTTGGAAGTGCTGTGAACAACTCAAATTCAGGCGCGCTAGCTTTGAGCGGTGCGCTGGATTTTATTGCAAACAACAAGATTCTTTCTCGGATTCCTGGGGCAGATACATTCATTCGCCAGCCGATCAGAAATTTCACCACGCAAGTTGGCATCAACCAAGCTTTGAATGTTCCGAGTGGACTTCTGTCTGCGCCGCCAGTGCGCCAGCGAGCAATTCCAGCAGGCTTATTGACGGCTCCATTACTGTTGCCAGCTAACGCGAATTCCACCAAGCAAGAATGATAGACGCAAGGATCGCACCGGCTTTGGTCGGTTCGATGTATTCCCAAAAATTGAAGTGATCCAATCAAACCTCTTAACGCTGTGAAGCAATGGAGAAAATATGGCAGTACCATCAGTAATTACCGACCTCAATGTTGTGGCGGCAAGCAATTCGCCTGCCGGCACAGATCCGATCGGATCATCCCTCGATGACTACCTGCGTGCAACTCAGTCTATTGTACGGCGCGAGCAAGCGCAAGGCGCATCAATGGCATCAGCGGCCACTGTGTCAATCGCCGGGAATACGGACGGCAACTATATCCATATCACCGGCACCACGACCATTACGTCGCTTGGCTCATCGTCTGCTGGCATTTCCCGCACGTTGGTCTTTGACGGCGCTTTAACCCTCACCCACAACGCCACTTCGCTGATTCTGCCAGGCGGCATAAACATCACAACAGTCGCCGGCGACATCGCTGAATTCGTCTGCGAAGGAACAAGCAATTGGCGTTGTGTGAAATATATCGCAGCAAAAGATCCAGCGAGAGGGCTTGCGTTTTCAGCTTACCAAAGCTCTACGCAGGCCGTTTCATCCATCACTTTCACCAAAATGCAGTTTCAAACAGAGGATTTTGATACTGCTGCTGCATTCGACAATGCTACGAACTATCGGTTTACGCCGCTTGTGGCTGGCTACTATCAGATCAGTGCAGGTGCGGGATTTGTCGGGTCTCCCGCAACGCAAGTAATTGCATCCATTTTCAAAAATGGTACGCGATTTAAGGATGGGTCGATTGGTAACTCTTCTTCGATCAATTCGTCAGTTTCATCGCTTGTATATCTCAACGGAACAACCGACTACGTTGAGATTTTTACATATCTTGGCACGGGGCAAAATTCAACAGCACAGCAATATCAAACCTATTTCAACGGCGCACTTATAAGGACGGCATAATCATGGGACTTTACGAAAAAATTATCACCATCTATCCGGAACTCGCAGATCATCCGGAATATTTTTACAACGGCACTATCCAGCTTCAAGATAATTCCGATGGAAATGGCCCATTCATCGCCATTTGGAACTACGAAAAGCCTCAGCCTACTCCTGAAGAGTTGGCCGCAATCACATAAAAACTGATCTCAACAAGCCATCTTCGGGTGGCTTTTTTATTGGGGGCGATAGTGCTGACACAGGAACAAAACAATGGCTTTGAACGGAAAGTGCTGGATTTGCTGCGAAAGCTCAATGAAGACCAGGGGGCGCGTCACTCGCAGAACACAGGCCACCTTGAGAGGCTGGAAGAGATGATCAAGGAGGGCTTCCCTGATGGAGATGCCGAGGCTCACAGGAAATACCATGAGGCGCTTATACGGAAGGCAGAGGAGCGAACGCGGTTCTACGCTGAGCTGCGTATCAAGCTGGCCGATAGAGGCATCTGGGCGGTGATTGTGGTGCTTGCAACAGCGGCGTATTGGTATCTTAAGGAAGGGCCAAAGCCATGAATATCGATCAACTCCGCAAGATAATGCCTACTGCCGGCGCGCGCGCCTTCGTGATGCTCGACTACCTCAACAAGACGATGGATGAGTTTGAAATCAATACTCCCGCCCGTCAAGCAGCGTTTCTGGCACAGGTAGGGCATGAGTCAGGGCAGCTTCGGTACGTGCGCGAACTTGCCAGCGGCGCAGCTTATGAAGGGCGCCAGGATCTCGGAAACAAGCAGCCTGGTGACGGCGTGAAATACAAAGGTCGCGGCCTGATCCAAATCACCGGGCGCGCGAACTATATGGCACTGATGATGGCGCTGGATATCAATTGCGTTGAGAACCCGGAAGTGGTTGAGGAGCCGGAGAACGCGGCCCGATCAGCAGGCTGGTTCTGGTCAACGCACAAGCTCAACGATTTGGCCGACAAGGGAGACTTCATCGGCATCACAAAACTAATCAACGGTGGCACAAATGGTCTGGTAGATCGCCAGGAACTCTACAATCGCGCGAAAGAGGTACTTTAAATGTGGCCTGCACTCATTCCTTTACTTGGCGGCTTGCTCGACAAGCTTTTCCCTGATCCAGCGGCAGCGAATGAAGCCAAGCTGAAAGTCATGCAGATGGCGCAAACTGGCGAACTCGCGCAGTTGAATGCTGACCTGCAGATTGCGACCGGTCAGATCGACGTCAACAAGGCTGAGGCGACCAATACAAGCGTGTTTGTGGCTGGTTGGCGCCCGTTTGTAGGCTGGGTGTGTGGCGTGGCGTTCGCCTTCAAATTCGTCGGCGGCCCGCTGCTGGTGTTCATTGCTGCATACTTTGGCCATCCGATCACGTTGCCAGTACTGGACTTCACTGAGATGTCTACCATTCTGCTAGGAATGCTTGGCATCGGTGGACTACGCACCATCGAGAAGGTAAAAGGCGTGGCTTAGCGCTGATCGGGGGACGGCTTTCGCACAAACACAGCGGCGAATTTTTTCGATAGCCAGACACTGAAAGTGTCCGCTGGTGTCAATGCGATGGCGGCAAGGATTGCCACTAAAACAGTGGAAATATTCAGCAAGATTTTCACCTCAAATGAACTCTCTGCCGTGCTTCCCCATATCCCAAATACCCAAAGTGAGTATGAAAAGAATACCGTGGAATGGATGAGGTATAGCGGGAAGGAAATGCGCCCAAGAAACCTGCTCAACTTGGACGATATGGCGCGCGCGGCATGTTTATCAAAAATAACGCCTAATGAGATTAACGCAGCGCTGGCAAGAAAATGAAAATCTGACGATTCTCTTCTGAGGAATGCTGATGCAATTAGGCCGGCGACAAGGGCCGCGCCGGGGAGATATTTCCATAGGTTGGCATATCTGTGCCTGAGGCCGCCAGAGTAGACGTCAGCAAACACAATCCCTATTATGAAGTTGATATAGAACACATGAACGAGCAGGGCCAATACGCCGATTGCCAAATAGAGTGCAAATCTATACGGTGATTTTCCAGCGACAAATAACGTTCCGATGACCATTGCTGAACCCCATAGTTCATAGGCCATCGTCCACAGCGGAGGCGATAATGATTTGCTCGCGTCGTACTTGAAAAATACGTCGAACAGGCCAAACCTCAAAGCATCATGCAGGGTCGGCGGCACGGCAAGGAACGCTTGAAACGCTGAAGGGCGTTCAGATGCCGCGGGAATTATCGAGAGCTTGAATAGAATGAAAACAATAATGCCCACCGCGAGGATCGGAATCATCAGGCGGATATAGCGACCCAAAGCGATTCTTCGTAGCGATGCAATATCTCCAAACTGGAAATATTTAATTGATAGGGAAAATCCAGAAACGATAAAAAATATCCAGACGGCTAGGGGGCCATTGAATAAGAAAAATCGGTACAGTTCGACAGAAACCTTTTCCGTGATCGGGAACCCTTGTACGAAGGTGTGATAAAGCAGAACGCTTAAAGCGCCCCATCCGCGAAGCCCATCAAGAAAGTCAAGCCGAATGTCTTTGTTTGCGATTTTATGCATTGTAATTATCGTGATTATTCGCGGGCAATCTTATATGGCTGAATTCGTTTACGATACACTGTGTTTTTATACAGTAAATCCATGTACGCAAAAGTCACCCAGCTTAGAGATAAAGGACGGCGCCGGCGCGAGCAAGATATTGCCGCCGATGTAGGCATGCGCGGGCGGATCCAGGCCTTTATCGTTGAAGGCTACCCGGTCATGCATTTCTTCGAATGGGGGAGTCAGGCCGTCGGGACTGCTGATCTTCTCTTCCCGCTCTATCAACCTCAGATCATTGGCCTGCGCGATCGGGCGATGATGGTACGTGGCTGGCAGCGCGATTCATTCGATGCCGATAATGCAGCGACGACTTTGCAGGAGTGGGCTGTTGAAATTCTGAATGAGACGCCACCGGTTACCGATGCGCCGCTGCATGGACCGAAACCAAGTTGAGTTTGTCAGAAAAATGCACACTGACCTGAAAAAGAAAAAGGGCTCCAATAGCTTGGAACCCTTTGTATTCTTTGGTGGGGCGTGAGTGGCTCGAACACTCGACCTACGGATTAAGAGTCCGATATAACTGTTATTAAACACAGCATTGCATAGGGTTTGCAGGCAAATATCAATGACTTAGCCATTATAAATACTGTGAATAGATACAGTTGAATACAATAGAATGGCAGAAATACACACACTCTATTTCCCCTTTTTACCACCGATTTTAGAAACAGCATCAGCTAATCGGTCGGTCACCAAATGGCTATAACGGCGAGTCGATGCCGGCGACATATGACCGAGTACAGCGCCGACTGTGTATAGGTCTACGCCTGAGTTGATCATCTCTGATGCGGCGCCGTGTCGCAGGTCATGGAATCGTGTATCCGGATACCCTGCCAGCTCCCGGGCGATATCCCATTGATCAGATACTTTTTCCTCATCGATCGTGAAGCGAATCTTGCGTGCCAGAACAGCAATGCGCGGGTGGATGGGGATTATCCGCCGTTCACCGTTTTTAGTATCTTCCAACAAAAATCCCTTCTTGGTACGCTTGGCACGTAATATTTCTGCCTTCCGCATGCCCGAATAGAAGGCGATCCGAATCGCGGCGCGTACCTGGCGGTTTCGGCATTTCCTGGCGATCCGAAGCATCTCCCGCCGATCAGGGTAGTGGTGGCGCTCATTATTGACTGACGGTATCGTCATGCGCGCCGTCTGATCCTCAGAAAGCTTGCCTACTTTGAATGCGTATTTCATCGCTGCCCGTAGGTACGCCAAAACATTGCGGATAGAACTGTCTGTAAGCGGATTCTTTGGTTTACCGTGCTTATCCTGCTTCGCTCGCATATAGCCGACAAACTTCTTTGACCAGTCATGCAAGTCAGTCGCGTCTTGATCTTTGTACTCGGGAGCCCACTTTTCCAGAATTCCGATGCGCGCGGTAGCATCCTTCCATTCAGCGCATTTATCTGCGACATGCAGCTTAACGCAATCGCCGATCGTCACAACCTCTTTCCGCTGGCCGGTCGCCAGCGCGTAAATCTCAGCTTCCCAGGCACGCGCTAAACCGTCTGCTTCTGCGGTAGATATTCCCGCAGGGAGAACTTTGGTTTGGCGGACACGCTGGCCCGAAATGATCCGGTTGAACGTCCAGCGGAGCCGCTTGCGCCCGGCTTTTGTAATGGTTTCGATTGGCATGATTCTAAGTAAAGATAAAGGGAATCGACGTCATATACGTGTGTCTTTCGCGTCAGCTTATACCGTTTGATCCAGCGCCCGCCGGCATCCAGCCGACTGATAAGATGCTCTTCGATTCCAAGAATTGCTGCAGCCTCTTTGGCCGGCACTCGCTTTCCTTCTTTCGGCGCGCTCACTTCACTCTCCCTCAGCTCTTTCGAAAAGGCGTTTGAATTCCTCCTTAGCCTTATCGCGGTGGTTCAGTGGATTGTCGTCTTGCCACTCACCGATTTCTCTGCTTTCAACCGCCATAACCGACGCGTTCATGTGGCGGCTATTTTCGACAACGCTTCTAATGTTGTCTGCGCCATATCCCTCAAAGTCCAAGACAAGCAATTCAACCTTATATACTTTCATTTTCACTCTCCCTCAGTGCCTGGTGCTGGTGGCGTTGAATTCTTGATCAGTCGGCATACGCGGCGAAACAGAACGTCCGACCGCGGCAGATCTGTCCAGTAGAAGCCGGGGTAGGTCTGAAAGCCGGGTTCTTCATACTCCGCTTTCTCCGATGGAAACTTGTTCTTGAGAAGGGCGCGGGCCTCGGCCCTGATAGCGCCGCCTTTAGTCATATAGTGGCGACCACGCGTCGGCGCAAAATATACCGTGCGCACCACTGGCTTAATCGGCATTCCCATCCTCTCCGATAACAGCGTAGATAGCATCCTCCGGCGCATGACCAGCTTCGATGGCCGCGAGGCCGACGCTGACTAGTTCAGGCGGGTAGCCATACAGGCCATATTTCTCTTCCATGGCGATGCACGCATTCGTGTTTCCAGCGATCATGTGTTTCGCGTACTGTTCGTTGAGCGTCATTTCTTATCCTCCCTGCTAACAGTAGTAGCGGTGATGCCGTGGGCCTGTTCGACCTTGCGTACGATGTCTATGTACATCATTCCCGGCAGATCAAGTTCAGTAATCTGCTCATCGCTCAGCGGCTCCCACTTCACGCTGGCAATGGCGAGTTCGGCGTAGGCGCGCATTTGGTCGGCATGGAATAACTCTGCGCTGAATGGCTCTGGTAGTTTGGGAAGTTGATTATTCATAGTCACGAGAAACGCTCCTTGGCATTGTTGTATATACGCCGTCATCGTCAAAATATGGCGAGAACCACCATTCATCAAATGCGCACTCGTAGCCCGGCATGGTTTCGTATTGCTCTCTTGTACGGAAATGCCGCGCGTTGAATTTGCCAGCGTATTTCCCCTCGCGCTTATTCCGGCTCGTTAGTAACTGGTGGCTCATGGGGATTCCTTAAACGAAATCGAAAAGGGCGAGTAGTAAATGGTCAGGCAGAACACAGCGACGCCAGCCAGAAAGAGAATCACGCCAATCCAGCTTACCTTTCCGCTAAATCCTACCGACATAGCATTCATTGCCCATCCAGCAGCAGCGATGTATCCGCAAGCGGCAAGCGCCGCGATAATTCCCAGTATTTTAAATATCACTTTCCCGCCTCCTTAGCCGCGATAGCTGCGCGCGATAGTTTGTCCATCAGATTCCCGGCGCGGGGCTCGCGATAAATGATGCCGACTTCGCCCCATCCGAACCCGCCACGTTCAGCCATCCGCTCCATTGATTGCTTCGTGCCATAAAGCGCCGCATACCCGGCATAGATAATTTCCGCCGTCTTCCATGGAATTGGCAGGCAAGGATGTTGCATGGGGAACATGCGCTCGCTGTCCTTCGCATCTGTGGATGGCGGGGCGCTTAAAAACTCTTCAGTTGGTGCATCCGCGCTTGGCAATGAATAATCCTTGGTGAGCTTGTAGCCTTGTTTCCATTCAGGCCAACCCGCGACAATACCCTCAGCTCGCGCAAGATGATTTGTGAATCCAACCGCAGCAGGAACTTCTACAACGGACAAATCAATATGTCCAGCGCCGACCATGTCGTGCCAAGTAGTCCAGCAAACCGGTATGGATGTAGCTGACCGACCAAGCGGCTTTTCCTCCCATTGATAAGGGCCTTCACGATCTATGCCGCAAGCCGCCATCGCAACAGCGTGCGCAAGAACATCTTTATCTACTGCCCCATCGCGCCATGCCATTGCCATCAGGTCGAAGTCGCGCCGAGTAGATCCATGCACAGCGATTGCATAACCAACTTCTTTCGCGGCTTCCTTGATGGCTGACAGTCTGGAAAGATAAAACGCCTGCATCTCATCTATCGTTTTTGCCTCGAACCACCTGCCCATGATATGACCCTTCACCGGCTCCGCACTTACAGGCGCTGCCAATTTCTCGATGTGGTCCGCGATCTCGCCAGCAAGGCGCCCCGGAATCATGACCAGATCATTCCCTGCACGACGACGCAGCCAGACGACGATATCGCCTTTCTTCGGTTCGTCGGGCTCACTTACAGGCGCTGTCAGCTTGCGCTCCCGATGTTCCGCGAGCCACGCGGCATCATCGTCCTGCTCTTGCCCTTCGGCGACGAGTGTCTTCATCGTGTCTGACATTGCAGAAGCACTTACAGGCGCTGGAGGGGCGAGGAATAATTCTCCGTTATCTGGCAACGTAGATGGATCAATATTGAATTGGACGCTAACGTGTTCTCCACTTCCACCTTTATTCCATCGCTTAAATTCGGCTACCGGCTCCGCGCTGACCTGCATGGAGCGCTTTTTGGCGCACCAACCTTCCCAGAAAATGCACCAGTCACGGCTTCCGATTGGGTTTTTTACGAAGTCGTGTGCGATATTTGCGTATTCCTGCTCGGCAGCAGTGCGGTCGATGTTCAATTCGGTCATGGGTTACCCTTTCGCAGCATGAATAGTGATGTCGCGTTGCTCGCCGCCATCGACCTTGATTTGTTTTGAGGCATCAAGCCCTTTCGCTTCGGTAACAGCCTCGACTAGCGAAACGAACATTCCAGTGACGACGGAAAGGCCAGTCGAAACACCTTCGGCTTCAATGAATTCTTTAAATGCCGATACCAATTTGTCTTCTGCGTTCACGTCTCTTCCTTCGCTGTAGTTGCTGGCTTGTCGGCGAGGCCGCGCCAATATCTGCCTTGGAAAGACGATGTATGCGTTTTATCGCCGACATTCTTTGTCCCCCACGACCATGTATTGCACCATGCGATTCCGTCCCAATAAGAAGCGCCTTGATATGCCCCGTTTCCGGTTAGATCAACGTCATACAAACCGACATGCGTGGGTCTAGTGTTCGGAGGGAACCACTGCGTAACCGGCGCGCTCACTCTGCCACCTGCTGCGGTTGGGATTGCAGGGCGAGTACGCGTGCTGCACAAAATGCATAATGATTGTGTTGGTTGCCACGTAGGCGCTTATGCATTGCGTCAAGCTCGGCAGCGGCTTCCTGCAACGCCGCATTGCGGATCGCATCCTTATCTACTGGCGCTTTTTCCTGCGGTGCGGCGGCGATTACTCCGTGGCGTTCAAGCATAGAACGCTCTTGCGATGAGATATTGCATCCAGCAATGAAGCCATCTTGGCGAACAGCAGCCACGTCAATGTGCTTTTGCGTGCTCATCGTAGCGACGTAGTACGCCAGTTCGGAAGCATGTCGGTTTGCCCATTTCGGGTTGGCGTTGCCATCAATCAGGCGTGCAAACCAATGTAGGAGTTCGCGTACACGCTCATGTTGCAACTCAGGTGCGCCACCGATTTCTTCTGGCTTAAAGCCACCTTGCAGCAGCTTGGAGATTTGTTGCTCGGACAGTCCAAATGGATCAGCCGCTGCCGGCTTCGCCTCTTGGGGCGCTGCTGGCATCTTCCATCCTTCATAGACGGTTGCCGCGTGTGCATATCCATGGCAGGCCGAGTTATGGCAAATGCGGCTCAATTCGATTTCATGCGTTCCGCAGAGAGGACATTTTGGCGTCTCTGCTGCTGGCGGTGCTGAGAGGGCACGGATACGCTCTGCACATACGTCGGCCCCAGCCCCTAAACTATTGCTCGCCATTGAGCTTGCATAGTCTGTGCAAATTTTCTCAGCCTTAGCCAACGCTTCTTTAACTGCATCGTGAACCATTTTCTGTGAAGGTTCAGAATAAACAACTCTTCGCATATTCCAAGGCGTACGATCCCAATCTTCTTTTTTCGTATCGCACCAAACGGTAGGATTCTTCCCGCCGATTTGATATATTGGATTGATCTGCTCATCCGTTACTTGCGGCGATGCCCGATTCAGTTCCGGAGACAGCGCTGCCAAGCGCTCGGCGGCCTCCCGGCACACTTCAACTTGCCCAATCGGTCCTTGGTGGCGGTTCAGCAGGTTGAACAGGTCTTGATCTTTCATTTCATCCTCACACTTCATCAAGGGTTGTTGGCTCTGTCGCAATAGGGAACCACGATGGAAGCGTCTCGAAGCTGTCGCGGATCTTCATGATTCCGCCAAAGCATTCGAGCTCGCCAATTCCTCCGAGTAGGAATGTGAGCGGGCTGTCGTTGTCGCGAGTGAAGAAGCGGATCGACTCGCCGAAGCTCTTGCCGATTGCAAGCGCATCCGCCAGATAGCGCGGATTGACGGCGCCGCCGATCCCCTCCTTGTAGCCGACAGTTGACGCAACGCGTTCAATGCGCGGGAACTTGGCATCAACCAGAGCATTTCCCGGCTGGATGAACAATGGTTCGGCGACTTGCCCGGAGATCATTGCATTTCCGTTCGACATGACGTCAAGCGTGTGCTTTGCGTTGCCTGCATGCTTAAGCGCATCTTTGCTGATGCCGACGATGATTTCGTGCTCTGCGTAGCCGTGAGGGTCACGTACCACGACATAGCGATGGCCGTCTGTCGCAACGACCATAACCGAACCGTCATCAAGCGGCCGTATGTTGATCGCGTTGAGATAAAAGCGAATATCTTGCTGCGCCACGAATGGATAGACGATCTTCAGCGCAACAGCATTGATACGAGCGATCATGTGAATCGACTCTGCTGCTTCCGGCTCAATGCCTTCGATTGTGGACTGCTCTTGTTTGCTAGTTGCGTTCATCATCTATCCTTTGTAAGTGTTTGTGCCGGAGTACGCTATCGCGCACTGGCAGTCCGGCGGCTGCGGGAAATTCAAATTCAGAACGGGATGTCGTCATCCATGTCCGAGAAGTTCGGAGCAGGGCGGGCGGCACCTTGGGCCGGTTGGCGTGCAGGTTGCTGCTGGCGTGCTGGTGCAGAATCATCCTGGCGACCACCAAGCATTTGCATGCTGTCGGCGATGATCTCGGTGGTGTAGCGCTCGACACCTTCCTTGTCTTCCCATTTGCGCGTCTGTAGTTTTCCTTCGATGTAGATGGAGCTGCCTTTCTTCAGGTACTGGCCGGCGATTTCTGCCAGCTTGCGGTAGAAGGTGATGCGGTGCCATTCGGTGAGTTCTTTCTTCTCACCGCTGTTCTTGTCTTTCCAGCTCTCGGTCGTAGCGACGGCGACG